TAAATGACTAATATTGCTAGACTTACAGGATTATTACTGCACTAATTTTTTGTCGGTTTTTTACTAGATTGCAAATCCTAATTTTTGGAGGTTTTTGTTGGTATTTATACGACTTTATTGATTAAATTGGGTGTATGCCAAGATATGATTATAAATGTTTGGAATGTGACAAAGTGTTTGAGGTTGTTCAAAAGATGACTGATGACGCTTTAGAACTTTGCCTATGTAAAGATGAGCAATTCTTAGTAAAAAGATTGCCAAATGCACCTAAATTGGTCATAAATAGTAAAAGTTCAATGTCAGATAGAGCATTACGTAAAGAATTAGACATCGATTAACGTGTTTGAGTACTGTTCTTTAATCAACAAGAGATGTCCCTTTGCTGGTAAGGAAAAGGACATAGTTTATTGTGGATTACACACAGGATTACAGATACAAAACAGAATCGAATACATTAAGACGTGTCCAAGAACAAAATTTAAAAGGAGATAGCTATGCCGTATCACAAAGGTAAAAAGAAAAAGAAAAAAGGTAAGAAAAAATGAAAGTGAAAGCACCAAGAGGGTATCACTTTATGAAAAAGAAGGGTAAGTTTAAATTGATGAAGAATCCAAAAGGTGGATATAAAAAACACAAAGGTTCTTCATTAACGATGAGTGTACCAGTAGTAAAAAGACATAGCAAATGAGTGACAAAAGTATATATAGCAAAGCCAACGGAGCAGGGAAAGGCGATGTGCCAAGACCTTTGAGTATATCTAAAAAAGAATACGAAAAGCGTTGGGAAAAGATTTTTGGTAAAAAGAAAAAGGACAAGAAATAATGTGGGATTTATTTAAAGATAAAAACGAATACAACGAAAAGAATATTATTGGCTTCTTGTCTTTTGCGTTGATGTGCGTATTCGGCATCGTGGATTTAGCTATGGGTATTATTGGAATAGAACTAATGGTCAACGACTACATCTATAACTCGTTCGTCTGGGTTACACTCGGTTCGTTTGGTATCGCAGGAGCAGAAAAAGTCTACAAGAAATGAGAAAGTCATTATTTAAAGACCGCACCATAAAACGAAATGGTGCTAAAAAAACTCGACAAGGTAAAAGCACCAATACGAAGTATGGAACAAAAGGTTCTAAAAAGTATTATAAAAAGAAATACAGAGGACAAGGCAAATGAGTAACTTAGAACTCAAGAAAGCCAATCAACTTGCTGCTATTGATTTATTAATTCATAATCCTGAGATAACCAAAAAGCAATTAGCAGAGCATTTAAAACTAGCCCCCCAAACGATTCATAACTGGTTTGCAGATGATAGGTTTGTTGAAATGTATTACAAGAAGTATATGATTTCTTTTAATGCAAAGCTACCTATGGTATTAAATAGTATGATACGAGAAGCTGTTGAAGGAAATGTGCAGGCAGGGCGTCTGGTATTAGAACATTCAGGTAAACTCGTTAGAAATATAAATGTAACCGTAGATAGTCCATTTGAGAAGTTCTTAAAAGCTGAACAGATAGACGCTGATGAAATTATAGACGCCGAAAGCGAAGAGGTTACAGAAATACTGGATACGCTTCCAGAGAGAAATCCCATAAACGACAAACCTAAAAAACGTAATATGATAGAAAAAGAAGCTGTAGAAAAAATTAAAAAGGGTAAAAAACCTTACAGACAAAAACGTAGAGAGGATAGAGCAAATCGTTATCAGTTATTACAGCGTGCTAAGAAAGTTGGATTAGAGCCATTACCTTCACGTAGACCTACCAATAATGAAAGACGTAAGTGGATAGAAAGATTAATTGAATTAGAAGAAGCGTCTAAGAAAGACCATACTCGTCAGCAGTAATATTATATTTCTCAAATATCTCTGACATTTCCATTGATATTGCAAACATATCTGCAACATCTATATCTTTGATTTCTTTTTGAACAACTGTATCAGCAGGAGCTATTTTACTACAGATAAATCCCAAAAGTTCGTTATTTGCTTCTGAAATCTTACGAACTTCAACGACCATCCTATATAATTTTTTTACTAAATCTTCCATTAAATTTTTACAGTTCTTGCGAAATTTGAAGATGCTGGCATCTTCTTACTACCTATTATACGCATTCTAGTTTTTAATTGCGACTCTAATTTTTTAGAAAATGCTGACATAGCTTTATCGAAGTCATTTCCGAGAAGGTTGCTGTCTAGTAAAATCTTATTATCTTGTATTTCATCTTCTGTAAAAAACCATTTACGTATCTTAGGTGTTTGTCTATTACTTCGTGTTTGCCCTGTAAGATGTAATGCACCATAGTTGGCTCTAGGTTTTCCGTAAGGATTGCTTCTGCCTAATTTCGATTCATCTGATTTAATAGTCACAGTCATATCTTTTTTATTAGTTAATACTTTTGAAATACTGCGTTTTAAATCACCGTGAAATACCATTTGTGGCTCAGAACCTTTTCCTGCTTTTTCTTTAGCTCTTCTATACTTTGCTGTATATGGAGGATATGGTTTTTCGTTTATATCGGTGCTATTCTTAAACGCATTGTCAATTTTCTTTTTTGCAGCTTTTCCTAATGGACGTATCAAACTATTAAAAACCATTTCTTCTAAGTTGGCTTTCTTAAGTTTTTTAAAAGTGACGTTACTCTTGACTGTTACTTTCATCTTCGACTACCAACGTTTGGTTTACTGATTTATTTTCTTCAATTATTTGTTTAGCGTCATCTACGCTTAAGTCTTTATTATCTTCTGCTAATAATTGAGCTTCAGTAGTTAAGTTATGTTTTAGTTTATATTCGTTTAACATAATCTTATCTTGTGTAGTCATCGGATATTCAACCTCAGAGAAGTCTACTTTAAACTGAGAAACTTCAGGTAATCCAAGATTGTTGATTTGAGATAGAGCATATTCTACTCTATAAAAGTCTTTTTCGTATTGGCGATATAATTCTTTATCATCGATAAAATCTTCGTGGCGTTCTAAGTCTTTAATCATTAAAGATATACCACTTGGTACTTCCCCACCTGATTGTGCGAAAGTAACGAATAGATGATTATTTAATGCTACTAACTCTATTTGCCATTTAATGTTTTCTATTACATCTCTAACATTACCCTGTGGAGATACAATATTATAATTACTTCCTTCTGGAAGTGTTAAAATTTCATCTGAACCTGCTCTTACATTGCTATTATCAGAAATAAGTCCAGTGACTACTGGCTGTCCAAACATTTG